AACCCGTAGTTCCTTGTGATCCATCAGAACCCTGAACACCATCTGTGCCTTGAGTTCCAGTTACACCCTGATTTCCTGTGGTTCCTTGTGAACCTGTTACACCTTGGTTACCAAAAGTTCCTTGCGGTCCTACAGCACCTTGAGAACCTGTTGATCCAGTAGCACCTTGAGAACCAGTAACACCTGTCTGACCCTGAATACCAAGACCACCTTGAATACCTTGAGTGCCAGAAAAACCTTGAAGACCTGTTCCTCCTACATTACCTTGAACACCCTGGACACCTTGAATACCTTGTCCAGCAAATTCACCGTCAATACCCTGAATACCTTGGGTACCTTGTGATCCGTCTGTTCCAATAAAACCACCAGGACCCTGAGATCCCTGAATCCCTTGAAGTGATGCTGAAGCAACAGTTACTTGGTAATTGGACTGATTTGGAAACGCCATTATTGAAAACCTATACTGATACTGTTGGTGATACTAATGCTGTTCCCTCAAATGCTTTGGTAACAGTGCCATCGGTGGCAGTCAATACAACATCATAATAATTTCTGCCCTCTTCAATTTCAGACGTAATGGTACTCGCCATTGAGATTGAAATTTCTCCAGTAGAAGAAGTGATTCCTACTGTAAAGGAGTGCACATTCAAAGCATCTTTTGGATATTTCCTGATTTTAGATACTCCTGTATATCCAGTTAGGTCAATAGGAGTTCCATCTGGATTTCTCATTGTGAATGTGTTTTCAAAATTAGTTCCACCTTCAATAGTGATATTTACTGAGGGTATTGCCATGGAGGGATCTTTCTAGTTATTTATTATTATTCTGCACTCTTCTTCAGGAGTTTTTGAAGTTCAGCAGTGGATCCAACGAACAGTGCATTTGTGACATTTGTTGGTCCTTTTGCCTCCTTCTCCTCATTGACATCCTTCAGTTTTTTCTGAAGATCCATTAACTTATCAGTTGCATCAGAAACATTCTTAATCAACTGACCGGCAACTTCATATGCTCTGGGCATTTCACTTTCTTGGGCAAGTTCAAGAATGCCATTTATTGCTTCTTGACCTTTCTCAATGAGCGAATATAAATTACCCCTCGTATACTCATAGTCTTTTTTAATGTCTTCACTATTTGACCCGATTTTTTCAATCTTATTCTCGAAATCATTTTTCTGCACCTCCACTTCAACCTCTGTAGGTTGAATATCAAAAGTATTATTTAATTTGTCAAATTTATCAGGCATGACTTAACCTCAGAAAACACTACCATTGAAACCAAAGTCATCGCCAAATTCAATTAGCGCATCATCAGCAGCAGTAATACTATTTACTGCAGCACCAAGAACATGGTTTTGTGGTGTGGTGTTATCTTGTGCTCTTCTAACAGTGATCTTGTTGCCAGTTACTGATTCAACATACATTTCTTCTTGACCGACATAGATGTATGTCTGTGCTGTTACCTTACTTCCATCTGCAACATCAAGAACAGTTTCAACAAGATTGGCATTTTGTGCCAATGTTGTGACTGTGCTACCATTATAATCCTTGGTTGCCCTTGGAGTGACCTGATAAGTAAGATCTCTTGATGATGCTGTTGTTCCTTTTGAACCTGCAACATATCCAACAGAAACTTTTCTAATAATATCTCCAGTAACATCTGAAATAGGACCAAACAGATATGCCTTTGCAGTAAAATTCAAAGTATAAACAAGTGCTCTTCTTGTATCAAAATTTCCTTCATAGTCATCATCCATCTGAATAGAATCTAACTGAACTGGAATATCTCTCTTTTCTTTTAAATTGCCAAGAAAATTAATTGGTAGATTGTATGCAGGTTGGAAATATGGTAAAATTTGTTCAATAATCTGAAGCATATCATCATTCAGTTTTGTCATAACAGATAACTGAAATGACATATTATATGGAACAGGCATATAATTCTTTTTCAAATTTTTTCCATCAGGTGTTTGATTGATAATAGTTTGAGTTTGAGTGGATTTACGAGATGGATCATATTGCAAACCAATAAATTCAAATGACATTCTGGGAAGAGTCATCTGAATTGGTTTATTGAGATCTGCTTCTTGTTGAATTCTAGCTAGAAATTTTTGAGTTGGTCCATATGCTAAGGGAACTTTGATAACACTGATAGTATCATCACTGTCATCTTTATGTTTAATTTCAATTCCATTAAAAAGTGACCCAAATCCAATAATTACAGATCTGAAAATTTCGTTATAAAAATACTCAAACATTATTCTTATGTGTTGTTATAATTACTATTTAACCAATTACCTAGGGCATTCCAAATGGATTAATTTCACTAAAATCTAAAATGGCATCTGCTTCTGTCTCAATGGTGTCATTATCAGCAAAACCACTAACAAGATCATCAGTATTTTGTAGTCTTATAGCATAATATGCTCCAGACTCTTGACCAGCAATAAGTTCTCCTGGAGTAAATGATCCATCAACAATAGAAACTTCAAGTTCATTTGTAGATGCAGTCCATTTCTTAACTCTTGCAGTTGTTCCTGAAGTAGTTCCAGTAACTATTTCATTAAATGTAAATGTTCCAATTCCAATTGTTGCTCCAATTCCTGCTGGATTGTCAAAAGTAACAGTTGGTGCGGATGTGTATCCTTCTCCAGCAAATGTAATGTATGCTGCAGTAACAATGCCTGCACTATTGATTTGACCATAACCAGTAGCACTAGTAACTCCAGCAGCAGTGCTAAATCTCATAGCAGGATTTGTTGTGTAACCAGATCCACCACTAGTTATAGTTACAATACCAATAACTCCTGTTGCAATACCAGCTGTTGCAGCTGCTCCAACTCCCCCACCACCTTGGATAGTTATCCATGGAGCAACTGTATATCCACAACCTGGATTAATAATATTGATTGCTTGGATTTTGCCGCTTTCATCACCACCGCAACCAATATACTCTGTAGTAATAGATGCAATTCCAGCAGCAGTTACTCCACCTGCAGGTGCTGAAGAGAATCCAATAATAGGTTGTTTTGTATATCCATTGCCCATATTTGTAATATAAATTCTATTCACTCCATTAGAAGAACAGAATGAGGCAGTACCTGTGGCAGTCGTTCCTGATCCAATTAAAGTAAGTGTCTGAATATAACCAAGTTGTTCAATTTCATTATCAATATCATGAATACCAGTATCAAGAACCTCATCCTCATATCTGAAGAGTGAGCATCTCAGGGTGTAGACATAATTTTTCTGTAACTGATAAAATGGTTGCTCATGCTCAACATATTTGATCTCAAATAATCTATCTCCTAATGGAAAATAGATCAAATCACCTTCTTTTGGTCTTGTAGAAAGTTCAATATTTGGAATATTCTCAATCAGTGGTGCAATATATGAGCCGTATCTTTCTTGAGAAATTATAAGAGTTAAATCATCTAATTCTTGAATGCCAAACTTTGAAAGGATTGTTCCTTGTCCACCATATCCTTCATAACTATCTACATATGCCTCAATAGGATAGTAGTTTGTAAATTGTGATTGAATTGCTTCTCTGATAATAGTATTTGTTGTGACATATCTTCTGGGAAGATAATATACCTCAACACCATACATCCTCAACTGTTCGTTGATAAGATCTTGGACTAGACCCTGTTCAGTTTTTGAACCTTGAAGAAAAAATGGGTTGAGCATATCTTTAACCGATCAAATCCAGTGGTGGCAATTCGAAAGTAGTTGGCATTGATGTTAAAATTTCTTCAATCTCTCTTTGACCATCATCATAAATCTGTCTTCCATTTAGTTCTACACCACCAGGAAGTTTGACCCCTTGGAACTTGATCAGATTCATACCCCACTGTCTCTTCATTAGAGCAGTCAGATATTTTTTGATAAATGGATCATTCCAAACTTTATTGAATTGATCGCCATTCATTTGTCTCCAACAATCAATAATTAAATATTCTCCAACTCTTAAGTTGCTCCAATCAACGTCAAGATATATTCTATCTTGTCTTTGGTTAAATCTAATCTGCTTGTGTGTATTCAGAAGGAAGTTAATCGTCTCCAAATATGACATTGCCATAGAATATGACAGAAGATCAGTAGTTCCCCAATAATAAATATCATTCAAGAACAACTGATACTTGAAACTAAACATATTAGATGAGCTTACTGATTGCGCATCATCATACTGAAATACTTTGTTAATGCCAATAATATCAGGAGGAACTTGCAAATA